TCAGGTACCCTAGCTACAATTTTTGGAGGAGGAATTACAGGAACATCCGCTAAGTTTATAGATACAACGAACCCAGATGGTGGTGGTGGAGCTGGTGAAGGAGGTTCATTAATTGTAGAAGGTAGAAGAGATGGTACAGCTAATTTAATATCATTAAGAGCAAGAGATGCTTCCGCGCCAACAGTAGCTTTACCTGATGGTCAAGGTGGTTTAATAAGATGGCAAGGTTTTGATGGAACTGATTTCGCACAAATGGGTGCTATAGCTGTAGTGGCAGATGGTCAAGCTGTAGCTAATTCTGACGCACCTAGTAAAATGATATTTTATACAACCGCTGATGGTGGCGAAGCTTTAACAACAGCACTTACATTAGATAAATCTCAAAACGCAACTTTTGCAGGGAATATTTTAATGGGTAATACTGTTGTAAATCCAGCATCAGGCTTTGCAGATCAAACAGGTATAGGATTAAAAAATTCAACAACAGTTCCAGAGATACAAATATCGTCAGATTCTACTGCAATGCAATTAGGAAGAACTACTACAGGTAGTGATGGTCAAATAATGGCAATGAGGTATGGTTCAAATACAATACATTCATTTAACACAAATTCATTTAGTGTTGGCACAGGCGCAACTTTTGCAGGTATTGTAGGTATAGGTAGTACAGGTGTTTATGCGGGTACTGCTGCTCAGTTAAATTTACCAGGTATAGGGTTAGCTATTAAAAATGACAAGGACGGTAGTAGTAACAACTGGAGTTATATAAATAACACAGCTACAGGAAGCGCATCTAATATAAATTTTCACACTGGCAACAATACGGCTGCTTTAACTTTGGCTCACAGTGGTTACGCGACTTTTACAGCGGATGTAGAAATACATAAATCTGGTAACGATACAACTGGTAAATTAACAATAGCTGGAAATAATAACACAGGTACACCAGGTCAAAAAACAAGTAGTACTATTGAGCATAGAGGTGAACATTTAAAAACTGTTATTACGCATAATGGTAGTGATGTTATAACTATAGGCACAGGAACACTCACAGAATTCGCAGGTGAAGTATTAGTTAATGGAAATTTAGAAACCGTAGGAACGAGCTATCTGTATTTAAGTGGGCACATGAGAATAAATAATCCTGGTAGTGGGGCTTTTAACCTTGATCAATATGATGGTACTAATTGGAATGATACATTAAATATAACTAACGCAGGAGCAGCAACTTTTCTAAGTGATGTAACCGCAGTTAATGTAATACCTACTTCAGCCTTAAGAATCGGTGCTGCTGATAAATGGAAAATAAGAGGTAATAACTCTAACGATAATTTAGCTTTTGAATATGCTGCTTCTGAAACTCTAGCTGATACTAATATAAAATTAGAATTAACTTCAACAGCCGCAACTGTTAAAAACAGCTTATCAATACAATCAGATGATGATAATAGATTTTTAGTTAGATCAAATGATTATACTATATCTAGAATTATTTCAAGAGGACTTACTGGCACAAACTTAGACAAAGGTTTGTTCTCATTAATGACTTCAGACGGTAGTACCAACAATGTTGAAGCAGTTCGTATAGATTCCGCTGGTAACTCTTGGTTTAACGGTGGGCAAGTTGGTATTGGAGTCGGTACTCCAACTGAATTGCTGCATATTAAGAACCCAAGTAATTCCTGGAATCAATACGCTAGAATTAGAATAGGCACAGAAACTACTGATAACTTTGCTTCTGAAATAGGTTTTCATAGAGGAACGACCGACAACACGGATAGAGGATTTTTTATTGATGGTGGTGGTAGTGGTACTCAGCATTTAAAAGTTTTATACACCGGAAACGTCGGAATCGGGACTGTTTCTCCTGGGGCTAAGTTAGAGGTAGCAGGTGGAGCGGATTCTATTGCTAGGGTATTAGGAACAACTACAGCTGCAAGATTAGATTTACAGACTAATTCATATCATAAATTTATACAAACAATAGAGTCTGATGGTCGTTTTAGACTATATAACCAAACAACTTCAAAAGAACAACTAACAGTTTCAAATATTGGTGATGTAGGTATAGGTGATGCACTTCCAACAAGTATATCAGCAAATACCTATAATCTATCTGTTAATTCAGCAAGAACTGATTTATCAGGAGCGCTTATAACTAAAGCTAATAGCTCCATAAAACATCAGCAATACTGGGATTCAAGTGGATATGGTTTTAACCTATCAGCTAATTCAGGAGATTTTAAATGGAAGGTTAATAACAGCGATAGAATGGTTGTTGAAAAAGACGGTGGTCTTGATATACAAGGTACCGCGGGTCAACTTTTCTCAGTTACAAATAGTTTGTCGGGTGATTTATTCTCAGTATCAGATATTTCAGGTATTCCAATATTTAATGTAAACTCTAGTGGTTTATCAAACTTTGACGGTAGTGTTGATGTAAGCGGAAATTTACTTGTAGGAAAAACCGCAGTAAATAATGCATTAAAAGGTGTTCAACTAATGACTGACGGAAGTATAAATCCAACTGTTAGTGGTGACACTGTAGCTAGGTTTAATAGACTAAGTAATGACGGTGAAGTTATAAGAATACAAAAAGACACAGCTCTTGTTGGGGCTATCGGAACCTACAATGGTGTGCCTTGGATAGGTTACCAAGGTGGAGCTGGTGGTGGAATTATGTTCAACGGGGTTAACATTGAACCAACGTTGATAGGATCATCAAGATCTAGTAACACTAATGATATAGGTTCGGTAAATTACAAGTGGAGGTATGGTTATTTCGGCACTGGTTTAAATACGCATAATCTTATCGCTACAAACTCAACGGTATTAAGTGGTCCACAAAGTGGAACATCAAATGTTTTAACAGTAAACCATGGAGCAGGATCTCACACAGGGATAGGGATAAAAATATCTTCAGCAAATAGTGGTCATGCTCTTGATTTAAGCGGAAGTGTAGGTAGTGGTTACGCAAGAATAACAACAGCTTATAATAATCTTCCTGATTTTACAATATCAGGTACAATCACTGCTGGTGAAGATGTAATAGCTTACTCAGATATAAAGCTAAAAGAAAATATAAAAACATTAGATGGTTCTAAAGTTTACGACATGCGTGGTGTTAGTTTTACAAGAAAAGGTACAGAAAAAAAAGGTAGCGGTGTAATAGCTCAAGAGATGCAGAAAGTAGCACCTGAATTAGTTAATGAAATAGATGGCACACTAGGTGTATCTTATGGTAACATAACAGGTTATTTAATCGAAGCAATAAAAGATTTAAAAGCTGAAATAGAAGAACTTAAAAAACAAATTAAGTAATGGCAGTTCCAAGTAGCGGTAACAGTATAAGTTTAGCAGCTATAGCAGCTGAAAAGCTAGAAAATGACTACACAGACGTAGACACTAGTTATGGGCCATATAGTCTAAGAGATATTACTGAAGGTGGTAATACTTACGGTGGTGGTGAGAACTACGATAATACAAATGGTTTTAGTGCATCTCACCCAAATAACCTTGCACCTTACGGCATGGCTGAATTTTATAGCTATGATCACGACGCGGCTTCACCCGCTTGTAACTTAGCTTATCGTAATGGTGGACAAGGAACATTTAACTACCCTATAAACTTAGGTAGTGCAACAGGTACTGTTACAATAGAATACGAAGCATATAGCTTTCCAGATAGGTTTATTTTTACGTGGAATGGTAACACTTATAAAAGTGGTGTAGAATCCACTGGAGATTTTGTTGGTAGCCAAACTTATTTATCAGCTCTACAAGCAACACCCGGTAACTCAAGTGCAACCATAACAACATTATCTCCGTCGGCTGGTAGAGGTTCTATTACTTTTAATAAAAACACATCAAGTAGTACTTCGAATATGCAGGTTACCGCACCACTAGGTAATACACAATGGTGGTTTTCGGTTAGCTGCCCAGGTATGCAAGTTATAGGTAGTGGAAATGGAGTTGCTCCAACTGTTCAAACAGACAATGTTAGTAGTCTAGCCGCGACTAGTTTTACTATGAATGGTACAACAACTAACAGAGGCTTGCTAGCCAACTTAACTTCAACTGGCGTTATAAGTGCTAGAGGGTTTGTATATATGACCGGTAATCAATCAGCTAATTTTATATATGGTGGATCTGGAGTGACAAGAGAAGTAGTTGATACAACAAATACATTAAGCCCTTTTGCAAAATCAATTACTGGTTTAACAGCTTCTACTGCTTATTCTTTTAGAGCTTACGCTTCTAACGGAGCGGGTACAACTTATGGTGTTATAAAAGTAGTTACAACAACCAGCGCTATAACTTCATTTAGTAGTTCTTTATCTGGAAGAACAACTGATGTTTGTGGCTTCCTTACAAATCAAACATATTATCATAATGGATCTGGTAGTTATCCAGCTGTAAATGATGTTGTTTATTCAAATTCAGGAGGTACAACATTTTTAGCCGTAGGTTTTAGAAAATTAGGTAACGGTGGTAAATACAGGGTTGACCAAAATGGAGTAGTTGGTCAAATAAGTCTCTGTTAATGATACTAACACTTAAAAACTGTGAAAATAGCGTAATAATATAAACATAGAATAACAATTTAAAAAAAAACAAAACAATGGGATTAAAAGGAGCATACAATTTTAAAGGTATAGCGTTAAGCGATGCTTACCTACAGGTAGGTAACATCAACTGCAGTTATAACTCTAGTTCATCGCAAAATTTAAAAACTGCTGCTGTGTACAATCCAGATGGTAGCTTAAAAACTGAAGCGGTGTATGAAACAATTTGGACAAAATCACCTAACTCAAATGTTGGTGTAAAAGTATTTAAGGATAAAGCAGCTAGAGACGCTAATCCAAACTCTCAGCTAACTGAGTTTGGTTTCGGTTTTACTGCATCTGTAGCTGACTCAGCAAAGAATCATGTAAAGCAAGCTTACGTAGCTTTAAAAGCAGACGATAAGTACAAAGATTATACAGACGTATAATAAACAATTAACAATTAAATTAAATTAAATTATGGCAAAAGAAGAAGTAATTGATCTAGCTCCAGCAGTGGACAAGATCACAGATGAACAATTAAAAGAATTACAAGGTTTAGTAGGACAAATTAATAACATCCAACTAAGCATTGGTCAATTAGAGACTCAAAAAGCAGGTATGCTTCAAGGTGTTGGAGAGCTACAGTTAAAATTAAAAGACACGCAAGCTAGTCTTGAAAAAGAATATGGTAAAGTGTCTGTTAATATTCAAGATGGATCTATTAAGCCTATAGAAGATGAAGCTGATAAGAAAGATTAGTATTGGTAAAGATTATAAAAATGAAGCTATGCATTATGCCGTGGGCCAAGAGGTCTACGGCGGGCATACTATTTGTCATATAACAGAGGAAGATGACAAGTTTAGTATATTTATTAAAAAAGCTGATGAGGTTTTACCTTGGAAAGATTTTAATAAAAACATGGCAGTAGCTATTGAATATAATCTAGAATACTAATATGAAGAGTATTTTTGATTTTGTTATTGAGCCACTTGGCTCTAGATACAACAATAATAAGAAAGTAGAAGGCGGAGACTTAATACTTAATACACAAATATTCACACACCAAAGCGTAAATAGACTAGGTATCGTTAAAAGCTTACCCACAACAGGTGACACTAATATTAAGGTAGGTGACACTGTTGTTGTCCATCATAATGTATTTAGAAGATACCATGACGTCAGAGGTGTAGAGAAAAACGGCAGAAGTTACATAGATGATAATAATTATTTATGTTCTTTTGAACAAATCTTTTTATATAAAAATAAAAACGAGTGGAAAGCACCTAGGGGTTATTCATTTGTAAAACCTATTGAATCTAATAATATTTTTAATCTTAACAAAGAAAAGCCTAGTATTGGTGTTGTAAAGTATCTTGATGAAAACTTTGACTCACAAATACAACAAGGTGATCTAGTTGGTTTCACTCCTGGTAGTGAATATGAATTTGTAGTAGACGATGAAAGATTATATAGAGTTGGATCTCGATCATTAACTATAAAATATGAATATCAAGGAGACGAAAAAGAATATAATCCAAGCTGGGCATAAAGCAGTTGAAGAACTTATAAAAGTAGCTGGTGAAAAAATAGTTGATTCTGGAGATGATATATCTGCTGATAGATTAAAAAATGCCGCTGCTACTAAAAAGCTAGCTATATTCGATGCTTTTGAGATACTTAATAGAATACAAGAAGAGGAAGATATGCTTAATGATGTAGTTAAAGAGGAAGTTGAAGAGACATCATTTGGTGGCTTTGCAGAAAGAAGATCTAAATAATGTACAAGCAATCACTGTATAAGGTTGTAGAACCTATAAAAATAAACACAGTCAAGAGGCTTAACAAAGCTAAGAAGTGGGATTATGGCTATAACAAAGAGCATGATATTGTTGTTATATCTAAAACTGGGCAGATAGGTGAAATATATGAAATACAAAATTTTAAAATAGCATTACCTAAATGTGTAAGTCCACATAAGTTTGATAGTAATAAATGGGAAGTTAGTGATTACCCTAGAGAATTAAAAAGAATAAAAACTATATTTGATTGGAAAAATTATGCAGATGATTTCAAGAAAAAATATATAGATTACATAGAAGATGAGTTTAAAAAAAGAGAAGAAGGTTTTTGGTATTATAATCAAGGTAAACCTACTTATATTACTGGCACTCATTATATGTACTTGCAGTGGTCCAAAATTGATGTTGGGCAGCCAGATTTTAGAGAAGCAAACAGACTATTCTATATATTCTGGGAAGCTTGCAAAGCAGATACAAGATGCTACGGAATGTGCTACCTTAAAAATAGACGTTCAGGATTCTCTTTTATGGCTTCAGGAGAAGCGGTTAATCAAGCAACAATATCATCTGATGCTAGATTCGGTATCTTATCAAAGTCAGGACCAGATGCTAAAAAAATGTTTACCGACAAGGTTGTACCAATATCTGTAAATTACCCTTTCTTTTTTAAACCTATACAAGATGGTATGGATAGGCCAAAAACAGAACTTGC